GTTGAATACTTCAATGATGAACATTTTGTTTTTAATTCTATGTGGAAAACAGATAAAGTAAGAGCGAAAGGATTCGGACGTGGAGGAAAACAGATTAATAAATTTGTGCTTTACGGAGCAAAGCCATATATTGATTTATGGATGAAAGAACGGAAAGCACGAGGGATTAATAGTGAATGGCTATTTGTTACATGTTCTATTAATAAGAATACAAAAGAACGTATTTATAGACAACGCAAAGACACAAGTTCGTGGATCGATATGGCAGAAGGAATTTTAGGAGTGGATGTGTACTTCCACAGTTTTAGACATTACTTGTGTACACGTTTGCATCGACTAAATCTTCCAGCCCATGTCATCCAAGAATTTTTCCAGTGGTCTTCAGCCGATATGTTATTCATATATAATGATGCCACTGCTGAAGATGAGTTTGGAAAATATTTTGACAAAAATGGTATTAAAGATGTAGAACAAGGTTCTTTACTTAATATCTAAACGCAACATCTACCCATTGTATTTACAAAAATCAACTGAATTACGTTGCGTATAAAATAAGAGAAAAATATCTTCGAGATTTTTATCAGAAATCGTGTTTGCACCAAGTTTGGATTTGAAAAAACAAAGAGAATCCTATTGATTACGTTTGAAAGGCAGTTTTTCATTTGAAGACTGCCTTTTATTTTAGTGGCTTAGTCTAACTGGTATAGGACATCAGCCTTTCACGCTGATAATTCGGGGTTCAACTCCAACTCCGTGCATTTTGACACTATGGCAGAATTGGCAAATGCATCGGACTACTAATCCGATATCCTTATGGGGATGTGTGAGATCGGGACTCACTGGTGTCGTTTATGTTGCATGTCCGGGTGGCTGAGGAAGTGGGTTTGAAACCCATTGGTCGATTGCGACTTGCAGGTTCAAATCCTGTGTGCAGCGTTTTAAAAATAAATTTTAGTTGAAAAGGAAGGTGTAATTTTGGCACATACAAAAACAAAGGAAGAAAAAATAATCGAAAATATAAATACGCCTCCGATTATTGATACAAATGTGCAAATAAACATACCACGTTCATCAACTCCATTTGATGAAAATAAACATAAATATAAATGTTCTTGTTGTGGGAAAGGATTTACAAGACAAGATACTTATTTTCAAAAAAGTAATGATGTCTTATTCCAAGCAAACGGGGGGTATCTTCCGTGGTGTAAAGAATGTACAGATACATATGTCAATCAAATGACAGCATTATATTCAAATAATGAAGAACATTCATTTAAGGATTTTTGTCAAAGAGCTGGTTGGAATTATGATGTAAATGCTCTTTCAGCGGCTACGGAATCATATAGTGGACATAGAAATCGTTCTCGAATTAGCCATTACGCCGCAAAGAAAAACTTGAATTGTAATGGAAGAAAAACGTATATTGATACATTAAAATATAACTATGAAAAAAAGTTAAGCGAAGTTATCGAATCTAAAGAACAGATTAAGTCGGAAGATTGTTCTGTATCTGCTTCTGCCATTGATCGATGGGGGGTCGGTTTTACTGAATCGGATTATAGAAATTTAGATGATCATTACAGATTGCTTAAGCGTAATAATCCGAATACAGATAGTAATCAAGAGATTTTTATAAAATCGTTATGTAGTTTAAATATGCTAATGATAAAAAACTTACAAGAGGGTAATGCAGAAAAGTATGCAAAGCTGACAGAACAATATGCAAAAACATTTAGGCAAGCTGGACTGCGTACTGTAGAGGAAAAAGATTCGAGTAATGATGAAACTTTTTGCATGACACTTGGTTTTATCTCTGAGTATACACCTGAAGAATTTTACAAAGACAAAGCATTATATGAAGACTATGATCAGCTAGGCGAATATATTGAAAGACATATAACCAGACCAATGATTAATTTGGAAACTGGAAGTGATATTCGTGACAAAGAATATTTTGTTCCAGACGTAGACGAATATGAAGAAGAATGACAATCATTTAGCAAAATATGCTGATCACAATCAATTAAATCTTTACAAGAAATTTCCATCTACACATTATTTGAGTAATCCTACGAATGTTCTTCATGTACTTGCATGGGGAACTTTTTTTAGAAGGAATATGCATCGATTTGTAATGGATTATTTGAAAATACAACTTTATGAATATCAGGCATTGACAATTTATAAAATGGGAATCTCAAATCTTATTTGTATTATCGCTAGTCGAAATGACGCAAAATCTTTTATCGTCGCAGTTTATGCAGTTGCAAGATGTTTATTATATAAAGGTACAAAATTTCGTATAGGTGCTGCTACAGAAAAGCAAGCAAAATTAATAGTATCAGAAAAAATCATGGATGAACTTTGCGAATGGTCGCCTATATTAAGAAAAGAAATCGAAGATTTTTCAACTAGGAATAATGATATATATGTTAAATTTAGAAACGGCTCTAAGATAAGTGTTTTCGTCGCAAATGAAAATGCACGTGGTCTTCGTTCAAATGCAATTTGTAGAGAAGAAACACGACAAATAAAGAAGAAAGTTGAAGACTCTGTAATCTCTCCATTCCAAACACCACGCAAACCTAAATACATGTTCAATCCAGAATATAAAGATAATAAATTACTTAAAGAACAACCCGTAGATATCTATATTACTTCTAGCTGGTATGATGACGGCAATTGGATGTGGGATATAGCAGCACAAGCACTTGACGGTATGAAAAAACATAATCATGCAGTTATGTTAGCTTTTGATGAAAGCATTGCATTGAAACATGAGTTAAAAACAATTGAACAACTTATTAAAGAAAAGAAAAAGCAAGATCCTGTAACATGGAAAATCGAATTTTTAAATCTAAAAGTAAAAGACTCTCTATCGTCATATTTCACATATTCTATGCTTTTAAATAGACAAGTATCTCGACATGTATTTTATCCTCAATCATCTATTGATTTTAAATCTGGAAAAAAGAATAAATATAGCATCCCTAAACTAGACAATGAAATACGAATCGTGTCTAATGATATTGCATTTGTAGCAGGAAGTCAAAATGACAATTCTGTCTATTCATGTATTCGTGGAATACCAGAAACTTTAACGTATATGAATGATACAAATGAAACAGAAATCAAACGTGGTTATAGGCGTCAGTATCCATATATTGAATCAAATCAAATTGGAGACACAACATTGCAAGCAATAAGGATAAGACAGCTTTATGAAGATTTTAATGCAGACTATATTGTAATTGATACTAGAAATGGTGGTCTACAAGTTCTTTATGCGCTACAAAAAATTCTATATGATACTGAAAGAGGTATTGAATATGAACCTTTAAAATGCATGAATAATGATGAGTATGCAAAGGTTTGTTCTGATCTAAACGCTAAATCTTGTATATATGCTATAAATGCTACTCAATCCCTTAATAGTGATATTGCAATTGCTTTTAGAAAAAATCTTATAGAAAATAAAATAGATTTTCTTGTTAATTATAATATTGCCAAAGAGACAATCTTGCCAAATAATAAAGAATATCTTCAATCTTTAAATGTTGATGATCAAATAAATTTTGAAAAACCATTTTTAGAAACTCAGGCGATGATTGGAGAATGTGCTGAATTACAATACGAGAAAATGCCACAAACAGGCATTATAAAAATACAAGAAAAAGGGAAGAACAGAAAAGATAGATACACCAGTTGTTCATATGGTTCTTACTTTATAGATCAGTTAGAACTTGACGAAACTGGCTCATCATCGGATTACGAATTTTCATGTCTTATCAATTAAATGAAAGGAGAGAACATGTCGGAAGAAATAAAATCAAACAATGTAGTTGAGACAAACAAGCAATCCTCTCCTACTTCAAATAAAACTGATTCTATATTTGAATTTAATTCGTATCATTCCTCAAGTGGTTTTGAAGATATGTTTAATTCTATATTCTCATGTGGAGTTTATAATTATTTTTCAAAAACTGAGATTGATAATGTATTAAGAAATCCGATTCTAAATCATGATATAGCAATCAGATTATCAAATTTTGTTTATACAAAAAATGGAATTGTATCAAATTCTATAGATTATATGACAGCACTTCCATGTTTGGATCGAGTGCTAATCAATAAGTCAAAGAAAACAAATAAAAAAACTAAAAAGAATAAAGATTTGATGAAAGCAACTCTTGAGTCTGTCCATGATAAACAATTTATACGAAATGCTTTGTTTACAGAAATGACCGATGGAACTGCTTTCTTTTATTTTGAAACAAAGAAAAAAAAATCGGTGTTTGACAAATTTATGACTGATTATGATGTTGAAAATATTGTTGAGATAAATGAAGCTGGTGTTAATGCTGCAATTATTACCTTCCGTGGGAATATACAAAAATTGTAGGTAAAAAAAATGGACGTTATGTTCTTGCATTTAATCTAAGATATTTTGATGATTTTACAGGCGATACATTGGATAGAAAATTGAGAAAGTATCCTGTAGAAATTGTAGATGCATATAATAAACGCAAAAAAAGTCCTGTGGTTCATGGTGATTGGGTCGTGTTAAATAATGACAAAACTATGTGCCGTAAGATAAAGTGCAAAGACAACGAACCTTGGGGGCGCAGTTTGGTAATTGCGGCGCTGTCTGATGTTTTATATAAAGACTATTTTACAGATACAAAGCGAAACGTTCTTGATGAAATTAACAACCGAGTTATTTACGAAACATTTCCAGAAGGAAAAGATAAAGGAAGCTGTTCTTTAACTAAAATGCAGCAGGAAAATCAACACAATACTGTAAAAAGTGCGATTATGAATAAGAATAGTCGAGGTGGTATTAGCTTCTTTAGTGTTGCATCTGGAACAAAGATAGATTCAATTGATGTTTCGACTGACATCTTTGATGAGAAAAATGAGTCAGACTTGAATAATCAAATATCTTTGGATTTAGGAATATGTGCTTCTTTGATTGGAGCTATGACAACTGGAAATTTCTCAGCAGGAATTAATAATCTTGAAATGATAAATGCACAAATTTACACATGGGTTTCTGAGTGGCAGGATGAATTAAATTATGTTATTAACAAAAATATAATTCAGGATAGCAAAAACAAAATAGAGATATACTACTTTCCTACTTCTTTTGTAAATCGAAAAAGTTTCTTTGAAATGATGAAAACTTTATATACGGAAGCATCCGGTTCTTTAAGTTTTTTGATTGCAAGTGCCGGGGTAGATGTAGAAGCATATCTAGCAGTATTGGATGATGAAATTGAACAAGAATTATTTGAGAAGTATAAACCTCATCAGACATCATTTACAATGAGTAGCAAAGATATAAAAGATACAGGAAGACCTGCGATAGAAAATCCTACAAATGAAAATACAATTGTTTCAAAAACAAATAACAGTAATGGAACACCAAAACCATCAACAAAATAATCTTTATTTATGCAATGAAAAGTCACTTTTTAGTGGCTTTTCATTTTTATAAAAATTTTAAAGGAGGTAATTTATGGCAAAGTTTGAACTGTCATCAAAGAAATACAAAAACGGTCGAAGAAAATTTACCGCAACTTTGTATGAGTTACAACCTCCAGAGTGTGTAGTAGATGATGTAGGAACGAAATACAACAAAAACGGAATAACCTTTTTAGAGGAATACGCCAAAAAACAACTAGATAGCATCAAAGATATGTCTGTAAGGGTTTCTTTTATTGACGATGAAAGAACTATTATTTCAGATCATGGTGAAACTGGAATTATTAATGATATGCCAGTGTTTGAGAATGCGACCACAGTTGGGCATTTTGTAAATGGATGGATTGATGATGTCGAAATTAACGGCGAAACAAAACGCTGTGTTTTAGGCGAGGGGTATTTGGATGAAATGTGTTATCCAGCCTTTGTTGCTTCCTTAGAGTCCGACCTAAACAATAATGTGTCTGTCGATGGAAGTATTGAAATATACAAGACGAAAGACAATGACGGAATTGTATATAAAAATGGATGGCTGGAAAAAGGTCGGATTCCAGTGGAGTACGTCCACTCTGGATGGGATATGGTAATGTTCCCTGCGGATAGCTCATCTACTCTCATAGAGCTGAATAACAACAAGGAGGAAAAGGAAAAAATGGAAATCAATATGAATGAAATCAAAGAAACGATTCAATCTGTTATTTCTGAATGTAACGACAAGTCTGCTGATTATGAGACTAAAATTTCAGAACTTAATTCTCAGATTGAAGCAAAAGACGCTGAGTTAGCAACAAAAGAGTCTACGATTTCTGAGTTAAATGCCTCTGTTGAAGATTTAAGAAAAACGCTGAAACAGATGGAAGAAGACAGAGATACTTATTGGACTGAAAGATCAATTCTTGAACAGGAATTAGCAAAGGCAAAAGTTGCTGAAAAACTTGCTGAACTAGATGACTCTCTTGCAGAATTTAATGCTGAAGAAAAAGAAGTTGCAAAAGATGATATTGAAAAATTAAAAGAGAATATCAACGCTTGCCAGAAGAAAGAAGAACTTAATGAGGTTACTTCTGAAATTAATTCTATTAAATCTAAAATTTGCATGTCAATTGTTGAAAAGCAGAAAAAAGCAGAGTCTGAAGCAAGAATCGCTGAACAGAATTCAATTAAAGAAACAAAAGTAGAGGATATTTTCTCTGAGATTTGTGAGGAAGTACATATAGACGACGATTTTGAAGATGTAAACATTTTCTAATTAATAAAGGAGGAATAAAAGATGTTGAAATTTAACTCAATTGGTCAGATCGAAAAGGAAAGAATTCCTTTTATTGATGCTGTAACAGAAGCAGATACATATAATGGCGCTTTTGGTGATGTAGAGGAAGGCGTTTTTAAAGTAGGTGCAGATAAAACAAAAGCCATCATGCAGATTGAATGTGGCGATGACGAAGGAATGCCGAAATATTTTATTCCAAAGGGAACACATGTAAGAGTTATTGACCTTGAAAAATGTACAGGAAACTTTATTGAAATTTATGATTATCCGTTTCCGGAAACTGTTGAAGTTGGTAACAAGCTCACTTCTGAGTCAGACGGAACGTTGAAAGTAAATGGCTCTCCGTCAGGTGTCTATCTGGAAGTAAAGAAAATTATTGGAAATCACGATGGCGTAGTTGCGCTTATTTCTGAGTAATATAAGGAGGTAAAATCATGTCATATACATTTGAATTAAATAATGAAAGAAAAGATGCTAACAATGTTAGCGGAAAGATTACAAGAAAGTCTCCAGTTGTTGAAGTCTTCTCTGCAATGACTGATGGAAAAGACCTTTCTAAGTTTGATGTCAAAACTGCTAATGCTGCTACAAGATATATTGCAGAATTGAATAGTAAAGCGGCGGCAGGGGATACAAAAGCTATCTCTGAAATTAATGAGATGCGTAGATTCGTAATTGAGCCAAAATTGCTACAGGAAATTAAACTGCTTGGAATTTTCGGTAACTATCAGAATATTGGCTATAATGAGTCATGTGAAGTTGAGATCCCGAAGTTCGTAAATCTCTCGGCAAACGAGCAGGCTTTGGGGCAGGATGTTGGATTCCCAACAATTAGAAAAGAACGTACACCAATCGCTACTACTACTATTTCTGGTGGTTATGCTGTTGATTATAGAAAAGCGTCTCTTGGCGATATGTCAGATGAAAATGAACTTCAGGAACAGGTTCGTGTTCAGATCAGAAATAAAGCTACACACTATGTTGTAACGACAATTTACAATGCAATTAAAAATGCTAAGGGTGTTAAATACTTCTTTGAAGGAGACGGGCTTACAAAGACTGGTGTTGACGGAGTTATTACACCGATTAGACGTTTCGGAAAGCCAACAATTTCTGGTGACTATGCTTTGATTTCTCAGTTTAACGGCTTTGCTGGATATCAGGGTGTTACACCGAATGTAACTGGTATTTCAAGAGATGTTATGAATGAGATTCATAACACAGGACTTATGGGAATGTACAACGGTGCTATTCTTAGCGAAATTCCAAATCCGTATGATCTTACATCTCTGGCAGATGATGGAAAGAACTTTAATACAATGCTTCCGTCTGGTCTTGGATTTATTATTCCGGCAGGTACAAGCTCACCGATCTACACGATTACTCGTGGTGGACTTACATCTATGTCTGGAAATGATGTAACAAGTGGTAACCTTATCACACGGTTTGATATGGAGGTTGGAAGCCTTGTTGCTCCGGGGCGCGAATATGAAGTTGGTGTAATCGCCGATAAGAAATTGTCCCCTGAACTGGCTGCCTAATATATATAACAAATAAGTAGTGGTGCTATTATTGCACTACTACTTTATTCTTTGGAGTAATTTATGAACGATAAGTTTTATTGTTATTCAAAAAGAATGCACTATTTTATCATGTCATTTGGTTTAAGATATATAGATTGCGGTGTCAATAAAAATACGAAAACCCAATATTATGTTTTTGAAAAATCAAAGAAACTTGATAAAATAATTGATTTATATAATTCAGTAAAGCATTCTATTTGATTAGTTGACATTTTACAAAAAATAGTTGAAAGAGGATTCAAAATGAATAAAAAAACAGATGAAGTAATAGAAGAAAAAGTAACTGAAAGCACTGATACAAAAACTACAAGAGCCGTTAAAAAAAAGATTGATGAATATAAGCCTGAGAAGAAGGTATTAGTAAAAAGTATCGCTCGTTGGACAACTGGTTTTCAGAGAATTGAAAGTAATGGAGATGTTACAATTCCGCCGTTGGGAACAGTTAGACTTCAAGCGTCCGAAATCATCTCTCAGGTGCAAAATGGAAATTTACTTTTTAACGGAACAGACGGTCAAGGTTCTCATGCAACCTTATTTATTGATGATAAACCAACACGTATCGAGGCGAATTACGAATCAGAAGACACATTCCAAAATTTCGTTACAAAAGATTTGATCAAGAAAATTTTTGACGAAAAAGATCAGAAAGATTTTGAAGAGAAAATCAAAGAACGTATTATAACAAGAGCTGAAAGAGCTTTCCTTATGTCTGCGATCAAGGATTTGAAACTTAATGATTATGGAAGAATTGCATTCTGTATAGATTATACAGGTTTTAGACCGTAAAGGTGGTGATTCAATGGATAAACGTACACAGGCATCTGAGATAATTGAATCATTTGAATCCACTTTTGCTGACAAACAAGTTATTCCCTTTTCTTTGGAACTTATGTGGTTAAAAAAAGCTATTGGTAGATATTCTGTTGAATTAGATCCATTGAATTTTGATGAGGAAATTTTAGAGTTTGATACAAAATTAGATAGATATATCATTGATACTCTTGCTCAATTTATGACACAGATGTATCAAGAAAGACAAGTTACTTTGGTTAATAAGCGTGTTAGTATTGTCGGAAAAGATTTGAGTATAGATGGTTCTAATGGAACTAAAACGGCTGAAAAGGCTCATCTTGAATATGTTACATCTATATCCTCTGATATGATTGAAAATCAAAAACCAACAGCGTTGGCATAAGGAGGTACTAATGTGAAAGAGTGGTATCTTATTGGCAATAATACCAAGCCAAATATGACAGGTGGATATGAAAGTGATGCGTTTAATGATTTTAAAGATGATGCATTTTCGGAAGCGTTAGATTCTCCACTAGGAAAGATTGTAAAAATATATAACTCCTCAATGACAGAATGCAAAACTTTACGTTGTGTAATTCAGGATAATACATCTAATACTCAATTAAAATCTATGGAGCGTAGCATTCTTACTACAATCGGAACTATTAAAGCTGGAATGTATGTCTTATTTGAAGATAGATACTGGCTTATTACTGGATATCCTGGAAATAATGGCATATATGAAAAAGCGACAATGATTCTTTGTCAGTATAAATTAAAATGGCAAAAGTCGAATGGTGACATTATAGAGCGTTGGGCTAATTTTGTTTCTGCATCTAAATATGATGTTGGACAGTTTGGAAATAACTATATCACATTAGCCTCAAACAACTTTACAGTTCTCATTCCAGAAGATGATGACGGTATAACTCTTGAAAATAAAAGAGTGTTTATTGATAGAAATATCAATAGTCCAAGAAAAGTTTTTGAAATTACAAGAAGTGATGATGTTCTTTATTTATACGGAAAAAATCACGGTGGTGTTTTGAGCTTTATTGCAGATAGAGATGAATTTAATTCAGAAACTGATAAACCGGACTTGGGGATATGCGACTACCACTCTCCTACTGATATTCCAGTACAACCGGAAAATCCAGATAGTACACAGTCTATATTAGCAACAATATCTGGAAATGCAAATCTGAAAATTGGATTTAATAGAACGTACTCTGTATCATTTGTTGACAAATCTGGAAACACAATCAATCCGGAATTTTCATGGAATGTTATAAGCGAATTTGAAGTTAAACAGGAAGTCGTTGAAAATAAAATAAAACTATTAGTAGAGGATGAAGATTATATATCTTCGTCTTTTTTGTTGCAGGTAATTGTAGAAAACGCAGTTGTCGGAGAAATTGAGATAACTGTTATAGAAGGATTTTAGGAGGTGATCTTTTGAATAAGACAGTATTAAAAGATATTGGATTATACAAAAATAAAATCCTCTCAACTATCCTAAGCTCAGAAGATTTTTGCCGAGCAATGCTTATAGACAAGGAATATACAGAAGAAAATGTAGATGACCTAATTTACACACAGATATTCCCATATATGTATATAGACGAAACTCAAACAGAAGTTTTACCTTACGCTTGTTTTGAAGTAAAAATACCATATATTCCAAATGGTAGCATAAAAAAAATGCAGATTGTCTTTTGGGTGTGCGCCCATAAAAAGTGTATGCAGTATCATACAAAAGATTATATTGGCACACGTATAGATATTTTATCTGATGCGGTTGAAAGAGCTTTACACGATAGTAAAGAATTCGGAATTGGAAAATTAAATTTGACCTCGGTTGGATATGTTTTTCCTAATTCAAATTACTGTGTCAGAGAACTTGTTTTTGATGTTTCTGATTTCAGAGTAAAGGAGAGTTGACAATTGACATTAGATTATTTTGATTGCATATCTCCGCTTCCACTCGATCTTGTAAATGTTGGTTCTATAAAATCTCCAAAATTAATTGATATAGCAGAAATATCGTATTATACATATTCGTTATATGTTGCACATTTAAAAATGACACCAGAGGATTATTTTGAAACTTATCATAAAGATAAAGAAGTTGATACAGAAGTTGTTTTTAATATGACTAAGTTTGACTTATTAATAGCAGACGATAATTTTAGGAAAATTATTACATCTGCTATTAATTTTTTCTTTGTTGAAGATTTTGAGTTTAATCCAGAATACGCTGCTTTTGTATCAATCATAAAAAATGAAAACAGTGAGATAGCTGGGATTAAGGCGATAACAAAAGACAACTATTCAGATGTTGTAGATATAATTTTGCAAAGAGTTCGTATTACTTCCAATGAAGATGAAATAAGTGATTTAAAAAAAGTTAAAAGTAAACGTGGATTAAAAATATACAAAAAAATCCTTCAAGGAAGAAAGAAAATGCAAAAAATTAAAGCTTCTAATAAAAATCTAACTTTAGCAAATATTATTGCTGCAGTTGTATCAAAGAGTGAATCATTAAACTGGAGTAATGTATGGGATATTACCGTGTTTCAATTATTTGATTTATTTGATCGTATGCAAAGACTAGATTCGTACAATATCGAAAGTGCACAAGTTGCTGCATGGGGAAATAAAGACGGAAAATTTAAATTTGGCGCATGGATAGACAATGTATATGAAACTGAGGACGCTACTAAGTAGTGTCTTTTTTAATATATTTTTTTATATTTAAAAGGAGGAGAAATAATATGGCAGAAAATAATTTTTCTAAACAGATGGCAAACCGTGAAGTTTGCGATTTGATTTTTGAAGAGTACAGCACAAAAAAACCGTTCTTGTTCTGTGACTATGCTAATACATCAAGTGTAGAACTTACTGGCGAAACAGTATTTGCATATGGTGGAAAATCACATCCGAAAAAAGTAGCATTCAACGGTGAACGTGGCGGTACTATGACAGTAGAAACACAGATCCAGACACCAAAACTATGGGAGCTTATTTCTGGTGGAACAGGAAGCAAGTCTGCTACTTTCTTGAAAAGAGTAGAAACTACTGTTGGTGATACTAATAAAATTTCACTTAAAGATGAAACGGCTACAATTGCAGAAGGTAGTGTTGTTGTTTATCTTGCAACAGACACAAATCTTGAAAAGGAGTTGGCTGGAAATCTTGAATCAAAAGATTTTACATTAACAGAGCCGCAGGAAAAAGGAACAGAGGTTGTAGTATTCTATGGAATTACAAGAGAAGATGTTTATAATATCAACATCAAGTCCACAAGTTTTCCAAAAGCATTTACTGTTTATGGAGATACTTATATGAAAACAGAAGATGATAATATTCTTCCTTATAGATTGAAAGCTTACAAAGCTATGCCTCAGTCAAATATGACCCTTTCTTTTGCTAACAGCGGAGATCCGGGTACTATTACAATTACTCTTGATTTAATGGAAGACAAAGATCACAACATGCTTGACCTTACACTTCTTCCGGAAGAGTAAAAGGAGTATAGAGTATGAAAAAATGTAAAGTTCTTTCATACAATCCGCATCGTCAAGTTTTAGTATTTGAATATGACAACAAAAAAATTCAGGCACATTTCCATATGGATGAAGTGCTTGAGTATGTATATGCAACTTATGCTGAAAATGGACTGTATGAAATTTCGACAAAGAATATTATAAAGCCTAAAAAGAAAGTTGTAAAAACAGAGAAAGTTAATGTCTCAGAGTTATTAGAAGATAATTCAAAAAATATTGTAGTTAATGAATAAATTTAATAGGGATAGATGAACTACAATATTAGTTTGGCTATCCCTATTTTTTACTAAAAAGGAGTGAATACATATAAAATTTTATTCATTAGAAGAAGCCAAATCTGTATATGGAGAAAATTCTTTGGTTCCCATCACATCGTTAAAACAACTTATTTTTTATACAAAACATGGTTTGCAGCCAGAGTTTGTATGGGAATCTGAAAAAGAAGATGGGCGTATTGTATTTTGGTTTCATAAGAAAAAATCAGAATTGATTTATAAAAGATGGTGCGAAAATAAACCGACAAAATAAATGAGGTGAAAAACTATGAAGAAAATTAATTTAAAAGGTGTTAATGCTCAGTCTGTAACAGGCGTTGTATTGCTTATTGTGGCATTAATTAATGCAGTATTGCAAATGTTTGGATATAATACTCTGCCTATTACAAATGAAGATGTATCTACAATTATATCATCTATTTTTGTAATTCTGGCTGCAGCTTATACTACATATAAAAACTTTAATGTCAGTCCAGCATCTCAAACAGCTCAACGTATTACCGATATGATCAAACAGGGAGAGATCCTTGCTGAAGACGTAGATGAATTTCTTGATAAGTTTAAAAAGTAGTGGTGTTGTAAGATGGATAAGATACAAGAATTACAACAGATTAATTACGGGACTTTATTTGTATCTATACTGGTCTTTATATTTATAATAATTCCTCTATTTAAATACGGCTGGCAAGGGTTAGAATGGCTTTTAGTTGAAAAACTTGGTTTGCAAACAAAGTGGACTCGTAAAAGAAAAGAAGAACACGAAATGATTGTTTCTAATGCTGAAGCAATCAGCAATCTATCAAAAGCTGTTATGGAATTGACAGAGCAACATAAACAGGACATGGAAAAATCTGATAAAAGTGATGATGAAATTAAACATCGTCTTGATGATTTTATTAATGAGTCTTCTGTTAGAAATGAACAGGTTAGGAAATATTTGATGGTGTGTGTATCAAAGATAGAGCAATCTATTGATAAGATGCACGAAGATAATCTGTCTCATTGGGAAACATCAAAAACTGCACGTTCTAATATAGACAATAGATTTCAGAAAATGATTGATTCTAATGCCGAGAGAGATGAATTAATTAAAGCTATTGCAGATGGTAATAAGGAGTTGCTTGGAGATAAGATTGACCAGAAATTTGACAAGTATACAAAACTATGTGGTATACCGGCAAACGAAGTTGATGAATTTGAAAGTATGTGTCAGGCATATTTTAAGTTACATGGAAACCATAATCGTAAGAAAAAATATGATTATGTAACAAAACGAATGTCAGTAATACCCGTAGAGACAAATCTAATATTGGAAGCAAATGATGAAATTCATTTGTAA